CTGCCCAAATTCTTAATATTATGATTAAGGCTTGGCAGAGTAATGGTATTAAACTCTGGACTATAAATGAATATGTTCTTCCTTTGGTAGCAAGTCAAAAGAAGTATACAATTAGTCCAAGTGGTTCTGATCTTACTGCTAGTAAACCTCTAAAGGTTCTTCAAGCATGGCTTAGAAATACCTCTGTAACTCCTAATGTAGATACTCCTGTTTCTATTTTAAGTAGGCAGGAGTATAACCTATTAGGTTCTAAAAGTAGTACAGGAACAGTTAACTCTATTTGGTATGACCCTAGAGTTACATCAGGGGAATTGTACACCTACTTAACTCCCGATGCTACATGTGCTGCTAATTATCAACTCTATTTTATAGCACAAAGACCTATGACTGATATTAGTATTAGTTCTGATATTCCTGACTTTCCTACCGAGTGGACTCAAGCCTTGGTCTGGGGTTTAGCTGATGAACTTGCTATTGAATATGGTTGTCATATTAATGTTCGTAATGAAATAAATGCTAAAGCTAATATGTACCGTTCTCAACTTGAAGAATGGGATGTAGAAACCACAAGTACTTTCTTTTCTCCGTCTTTTAATTAACATGCCCAACGCTCGTTTACCCCTGAATTTTGATATAACCAGCAGAACAGCTAGTTTAGACAAAGACTCTAAACTAGTCAATGCTATGGTTGAGGGAGAAGACATTGTTAAACGTCCAGGAGTAATTGAATATGCAGTTACAGGGGATGTTCCTCCTGCTGAACAGGGAAGAGGGTTGTTCTCTTGGTATAATAGAATTATCAATGCTGTTGGGAATAAGGTTTATTCGGAACTTAATCATACCTCAACTGAACTTCTTACCCTTGATGGTAATATCCAACTACCTCTGTCCTTTGTAGAAACAGCTAATGACACCTACTTGGTTTTCCATGATGGTAGTTATTTGTACACTATTCCTAAGAGTTCTCCTAATACTGTAACTAATAATACAGGAGGCACTGCTGTCATAGATACTAACATCACAAATGGTGGTGGTTGGTATGACACTGCTCCTAATGTTACTTTCACTGCTAGTGGAGATACAGCAACGGGAACAGCAGAATTGTACAACCATCAAGTAAGTAATATTATTATTACTAATGATGGTACATACACTGCTGGAACTACTCCAACAATTACTATTGATGCTCCTCCTACTGGAACCACTGCTACAACAACAGGCAATACACAAGTTCAACAGCAATATAGTCCCTATAGATATACTGTTTATACTGGAGCACTTCCTGGGACATTGGTTGCAGGAAGCGGTTATCTTGTTGCTCCAGATATTACTTTTCCTGTATCTTCTTTTGGTACACCAGCAACAGGATATACAGTTATAAATACTTCTGGAGCAGTTTCTAGTATTGTTATTACTAATGGTGGGCAATATTTAGCTGAAGATTTAAATGGAAGTCTTTCTGAAGGGACTGCTTATAAATCTTTTTATCCAACTATAACTTCTCCACCTAACGAAACAGCAACTGCAACTGCTATAATGAACTCAACTATACAAGGTCCTTGGGCACCCGGTATTTGTTATCTTGATGGTTATGTTTATGTTCTCAAAACAGGAGCAAGTAGAGATAATATTGTTACTATTTCCAATGCTACTCCAGCAATATGCACTTGGACAAGTCATAACTTAGTTGCTGGTAATAGAGTTGTTTTTACTACTACTGGAACTCTGCCAACAGGAGTGTCTCCTCACATTACTTATTATGTTCTTTCTTCTGGACTTACAGCAGATGCTTTCCAATTTTCTCTAACTGAAGGTGGGGCAGCTATAAATACTTCTGGAGCAGGTAGTGGAACCCATACTGGAACTAGTGGAATGTCAGCTAGAATATATGGATCTGCTTCAGAAAATCCTACTAGTTGGAGTGCTCTTAATTTTATATCAGCGGCTAGTGATCCTGACTCTGGTATAGCTATTACTAAACATCTAAATTATCTTGTAGTCTTTGGTCAATGGTCTACTGAGTTCTTTTACAATGCTGGTACTCCAGGAACAGGTTCTCCTTTGGCAGTTAATCAAGGAGCTAAACTGGAAATAGGTTGTGCCAATGGTTATAGTGTTGCTACAGCAGAACATACTGTGTTATGGGTAGGTAATAGTATGACCAATGGTAAGAGTGTCTATATGCTTGTTGGTCTTACTCCAACTAGGGTTTCTACTAAATATATAGACAAGTTCTTAAATGACTCCCCAATGACTGCTTCAGACAGTATTCGTTCCTATATTTTTAAAATAGCAGGACACACTTTATATGTTCTTACCCTTGACGATATTAATAAGACCTTTGTTTATGACATAGATGAAAAGAAATGGTACAACTGGACTAGTCAAACTGGAGACACAGATGGTACCAATGGAACTGAGACCTATTTTAAACTTACTAGTTATACAGGTATGACTGAATATGCTCCTGCTATCTATCTTCAAGGAGACCATGACGGTAAGATATATCAGCTTGATATGGATTATCTAAACGATGCTGGAGATGCAATCTACTTCAGGGCTGTGTCTCCTATAGTAGATAGTGGTTCCACCAAACGTAAATTCTACCGTAAAATTGAAGCAGTTGGGGATAAGGTTAGTGGTACTCTTAAGATTCGTAAAACAGACGATGACTATCAAACTTGGAGTACTTATAGAAATGTTACCTTGTCCGATACTCGTCCTATTTTATGGCAATATGGTAGTGCTCGTAGACGTGCTTGGGAAGTATTCTCTAGCGACAGCATAGCAATTAGACTTAAAGCCCTAGAACTTGAGTTCGATATAGGGGAAACTGGAGGGGGGCAGGCCGAATGAATATACAAGGTGGAATGCAAGGAGCAGCATTAGGTTCTAATTTAGGTGTTCCTGGAGCTATTGTAGGGGGTATAGCAGGGCTTACAGGAATGTTTGGTGGCAGTGGTGGGGATGAAGCTGCTAAACAAGCAGAAGCTAATAGACAGGCTCAACTTGCCTGGAATAAACAACAAGATCCTTTCTCTGCAGGTGGTAATAGGGAACAATATGTTCCTCGTTTGAATGAACTTATGCGAGGGGGTTATACTGGTGTTGCTGGTGATCCTATGTTCAAACAACTCAATGAACAAAGTCTAAGCGACACACAAAGAACTATGAGTGCCAAAGGATATAACATGTCCGGCAATGAGATGATTGGTCTACGTGATACTAGTGCCAAGAATCAAATGAGTTTCTTTGATGACCAGTATAGAAGGTTAGCAGAACTTTCTGGAGCTAGTCGTGGTGGTGGTGCTGTTGCTAAAGGACAAGATCCAAACAGTATTTATCAACAAGGACAAGACTCTTTACAGAGTAATTTGAATACCTTTAGTGGGTTTATGCAAGGACTTGATAATATTTTTGGAGACACTTCTAACCCTAACATGACTACCTCTAATATGTGGAATTCGGTAGGTACTTCAGGAGCGTTCCAATTCCTTAAGAGCGGGGGATAATTATGGCAGCTATCTCTCTTTCAGAAGCAGTTGATAATGCTAGGTCTATTGCTAAACTTCCTTATTTAAGGGAAGAGGAACAAGCACGTGTAGGACTTTTATCCACACAAGCAGAGAAAGCAAGGATGAACTTAGAAACAGAGAAGGATACTGCTGCCTCTCGTCTTGCTCTTCGTGCTAAAGGTAAAGAAGTAGCAGAAGCAAATGTAGACATTGATCTTTCTACTCACGAAGGAAGTATCTCCTACTTTAATAAAATGGCAGAAGACCCAGAGATTAGAAATGATCCTGAGAAGATGGCATTTATTAGAAAACAAAAAGAAGAAGCAGAAACTTCTCAGGCTACTTCTTTTAAGAGTAAAGCAGCTATTGTAGAAGACAAACAAACTATTGCTTTTGATGCTCTTCAAGGTGCTTTCCTTTCTGGTAATGACGCAGACTGGAATACAGCTATTGCTAATGCTCCTGATGAACGTACTAAACGTGCTATAACTTATGCTAAAACTACAATGACTTCTCCTGGGTTTCAAGCCTTGTCTGAAGATCAGAAAGAAACTTTTATGCGTAATGTTAGTTCTAAGATAGCTCCTCTTAAAGCTGCTGCGGCAATAGCTAAAGATGTGGCTAACCTAGACTTTAGACGAGACCAACTGGCACAACAAGCAGAAAGAGACAAGAACACTGCTAGATATAATGATGCTATTGCTGCTGCTAGACAAGCTGGAGTAGATTCTAAATCTACCCAAAGAAAACTTGAACGTGAAAAACTTCTTCTTTCCTATGAAAAAGAACTTATTAAGGTTGAAAAGGATACTCCTGAAGTTCCTAATCCAGCCTATAAAGAAGCAAGTTGGTTGTCCAAAGAGGGAACCTTTGTTGGAGATGTTCCTGAATTTATTCCTAATCCTAAGATTGCAGAACTTCAAGCAGATATTAAGAAACTTAAACAAGGGACTATCTTAGATGTTCTTGGAGAATCTGATACTGGAGAACTTGATCCTAATAAGGTTTTAGCAAAGGATGGTAAAACTTATACTAGACCAGCAAGTATGTCTAATGAAGATTGGGAAGAGTACAAACAACAAGTAGGTAAATAATGAGTCCTGAAGAGTGGTTAAAACAGAAAGAACAAAACTCTAAAGATACTTCTTTGGAATCCTTTGGTGCGCCTGGAACTACTAAAGAAGATATTAAAGCAGGTATTCTTTCTGAAGAAGATATAAATGTTCGTACTCCAACTAGTAGGACAAGAAAAGAAGAAGGAAAGGAACAAAGTCTTTCTCCTGAAGAATGGCTTGCTAAAAATAAAAAGAAACCTTCTACTAAAGAAAGACAAGTAGTTCCTTTTGTTCAGAGTTTAAATAAAGGAGGACAATTTGGACTTGACTTAGCTGATGTAGTTGCTTCTACTCCTGCTTTTCTTGGTGGAGCAGGAGCAGGTCTTGTTGCTGCTGAAGCACATGCTGCTGATCCTACTAAACCTGCTGGGGAACACTTTGGAGCAGCTAATGCTGTCTTTGAAGCTGTTATGGAAGTAGGAGGTAATCCTATTCGTAAGGCTTTAACTGGTGCTGGAATTGTAGGAAAAGCAGAAGGATCTACTTCTGGTATTACAGATATTTTTAATTGGCTTAATAAGAAGAATGAAGCTGCTAGTGAATGGGTAGGTGAAACCACTGGTTCCAAAGAAGCACAAGAAGCCACTAAGTTTGGTCTTACTACAGTAGGTCCTCCTATAGCTATTAAAGGAGGCATGGCTGCTGCTAAAGGCACTTATAAAGGAACTAAAGCAGGTCTTGGTAAGGCTAAAGATGCTATAGTAAAGGATGTAGAACAACCTAAACCCATCTCTGAAGAGTATGCTGAGTCTAAGATTAAACCAGAGGAATCTATTCCAGATGTACTTGCTCGTAAAAGAGAACGAGAGAATCCTACTACTACAGTTTCTCAAGAAGAAACTAATAGACCAGTTACTCTGGAAGATAAGGAGTCTCCTAAATACTTATATCATGGAACACGAATTCCTGAAACTGCTCTTCTTGATAAAGATGGAAATCTAATTCTTAATCCCTCAAAGAATTTTGGAGGGAAAACTACGTCTATTTCATTAACACATAATAAAGATTTTGCAAAGGACTACGCGGCTAGAATAAAAGGAGGGATGATAAATGGAAAACCTGCTTTTAATTTTAGCGACTCTAAAGTTATTAAAATAGAATCAGATGCTCTTCCTGAAGGAATTTCTCGTGAGTCTGGAGAAGAGTGGGCTTTTAATCAAGAAGAACCTATTATTATTCCTAAAGGTAAGTTTACTATAGAAGAACATTCTTTAAAGGGAAAGAAGGAATTTGATATTGGAAAACCTCCTCAATCTTGGGCAGACTGGTTAAGAGAGAACTTTGACAGGGAAGAAATAAATGATATTCACAATGACTCTCAAAAAGGAGAGACATATCAACGTGAATATTATAAACAAATGGCAGAACGTGATCCTAATTATGCAGAGCATTTAGAAAAACAAAAACAAATAAAAGTTGATTTTGCAAAAGAAAGAGACCAAATTGATAAAGTAGTAGAACAACGTAGTACTGGTACTTATCAAGAACCTTCTGTAGAGTGGAACGTAAAGAAGGATGTAGTAGAACAAGTAAAAGAAAGTGCTCTTGAGAATATCAACGAATTTATTCTCTCTGAACAAAGAGTACATGGAACTGTTCTTCAAGGGGTTACTGATGTACTAGCTAAGAGTGCCAATAGTATTTTAGCAGCTACTAGAACAGCAGATATTTTTTCTAAGACTATTGAAAAGGCTATACCTGAGAATGAGTTTAATGGTAAACTTGTTCCAGAAATGCGGGATAAGATGTTCCGTGCAGCCGAAGCGCAGAAACCTTGGGATAAGTTACTTCCTGATAAACCGAAAAAAGAATTAATCTATGGTACGGGAGAAGTTGACCCTCGTACTGGATTTAAAAATGAGGGTTTAACAGGGGCTTTAGCTGGAATGAAGATTAATCTTGCTAAAGGTAAGATACCTAAAGGACTAACTGCGGAGCAGTATCAAGTTAAAATAGATGCTCTTGATTTCTCTATAAAAAGACTTAAACGTATTGGTTCTGAAGAAAAAGCTATTTCTCTTCTTAAAGAGATTACTGCACGTATTGATGCAATTGGAGATAATGCGGTAAAATTAGGTCTTCTTGATTCTTTAAGAACTAATTATATTCCACATGTACTTGATTGGTCTAAGTTCAAGGGAACTGAACTTCAAAAGAAAGCCTTACTTGACAAAATACAAAACGCTCCTCAAGATAGTAAACTTGTTCGAGATTTTACAGCAAGGCGAAAATATGCCTTTGCTAGGGAACTTGAAAAGGCTGTTGAAGGTACTGGAGTAGTTGTTCTTACTGATATAGCAAAAGTTACTCTAGCTTATGAGAAAGCTATGCAAACTGCTATCATTCATAAGGCTATGTTTGATTACCTAAAGACAAATAAAGATCCTCAAGGAAGACCTTGGGTACTTCCCGATGGTGCTGAAGCTAAAGCAGCAGGGTATGTTTCTTTTGAAGGACATGGAACAAGGGCAATAAGAGACTTAAGAGTTCATCCTGATCTGGTTGACTCTATGAAGTTTCTCTTTAGACAGAACGATCCTAATATTATTCTTCGTACTCTTGGTGGTATTAACTATTTAGTTAAATCTATAAACGTAGTTGGTTCTCTTTTCCATGCAAAGTCTTTAATGGAAGCTGGTCTTCTTACAGACCCCAAACTCTTTGCCTCTGAAGTAGGTAAGGAAGTCCTTCATATAGTCTTTAAACGAGGAGAAGGTAGTGGAGCTAGACAAGCTCTTAAAGCCTTTACTGAGGGTGGTAATGAGGCAATGACTACTCTCTATCTTAAAGAGGGACTTACCATTGCAGTTGAAGACGTACAAAAGACTATTGTTGCAGAGACAGGAGTATTCCTGGATCAGATGGCAAGCAGACTTGCTCCTAAAGGTAAAGAAGTACAACTTATACAACATATTACAGAACCTTTAGATAGAGTAGTTATCCAGAACTTAAACAAGTTTACTTGGGATTATATGCACGCAGCCCAAAAACTTAATGTAGCCTTTCATTTACATCAAAAGATGAAACTGAAGAACCCTGAGATGTCTGATGTGGCTATAGCGAGGGAAGTGTCTTTGTATGTTAATAATACTTTTGGTGGTTTAAATTGGCTTGAAGTAGCAAACTCTGTTAATAACAAATATCTTCGTGCTGCTGCTTTGAAAATGGGTGGTATTGCCGGTAGAGAATGGGCACAACTTATTCTCTTTGCTCCTGATTGGACTGTTTCTACTTTACGTGCTTTTACTAGTGCTCTTCCTAAAGAACTGGCTAAACCCCAGAATTGGGAACTTCGTAAAGGAGTTGCAGGAATAGTCAATCCTAAGACAGCAAATGATTTAGCGCGTAGATATGTTATTAATACTGCCCTTGCTTGGACAACCATTATTAATGGAATTAACTTAGCAGTTT